GAATCGTGCTGCGCTTTAGCTTCATCTTGGTCCGTGTGAGCAAGCTCAGGGACGCCGCGAGTATCAATAATGGCACGGCGAATGCACTCACGACGGAACTCCACAAACGGATACTCTCCGTGCGCGTAATCGAGTCTTTCATGGATAGCGTAAGAGATTTGTTCTTTACGGTGATCAACGGCTGCCTGTGGACAAATGACAGTGTAGTAGATACACGGAGCCTTGCCATCCAAGCTCTTGGTGTAACAGTACACGATCTCAATCATGTTCTGATAGTTGATGCCGTTGTACACCAATAGCTCCGTGCTAGGCAGGATGTTTGTGTTGTACATCGTGCTGCTTTTGCCAGCCATCTGCACAGCCAACTCTACCCAGTCTGCGTTCCAGCCTTCAGTAGTAATCTTTTCGCGAATCTCCACTTCAGACATCCACGTCCGGCGGAAGATTACGCGGGCTCGCTGTAAGTCTGCTGTCTCAGGCGGAACAAGAACTTCATCCCAAGGCTTAAGAGCAATAATCTCAGGAAGGTTTTTGCTAACGTATTCTTCATCTCTAGTCGTAGCTCCAGTTTCGGCCAATTCCTTGACCATTCGCTTTGCGTCAGTGGCAGTTAAATTCGGGATAGTTGCTTCAAGAATAGCCGCAGCCTCATCAGACTGCTGCATGATCAAATCCGGCAACTGCATAAGCGTTGGACTTTGCGACTGCTGCGCCAAAGCCATAATCTCATTCATCGTCACCGGCTGGTCGCGCTTACTGATGTTCTGTCTCCAGCCAATAAAGAACGCAGACCAGCCGTATTGGAAAGCGTACTGAGCGCCAAGTTCAGCTTCACGGCGAAGCTCTAGCGGCATCTTGCTATCGCGAATCCAATGAAGCAACGTAGTAGCAATGCCACTAATCGTCATGTCATTCATGTCGATTCCACTTGTGCGAATCGTAGCCCGCTCAAACGCAGTCACCATCAGCGCAGACAACTCGTTGCAGGTAGAGTCGATCAGCCGGTTGCGAACGTCGCTGGCTCCTTCAAACGGCCAGGCTGGGTCACCTTCGTTACGTAAATTGCTATGCTTTTTCCCGTCTTCACTTTGTCCAGCCCACCGAGCAAAACGCACATCATCGAACTTCGTCGTCAGGTTACCCTGCGTCGAGTTAATCATTGCACGATTGTACTCACTCAACAGATCCCCAACGTCAGGGACGGCTGTTGCAATAGCTAAAGGATCTGAAGAAGCTGAATACATAGACAATTAAACTTTTAATAGGAACCGCACTTAGCCATTTGCTTAACTTGCTTTTCCCATTGTTCGCCTCCAAAATATTGTGGCTGCATTACCACCATATACCCTAAGGCGTCAATTGGATCTTTACTAGCACCTTTTTGTCCGTCTTGTCCAGACCATTCCTTTAAACTGTATATTAAGTTCTGACAAGACTCGTGAACCATTAATTTTGGGTGGTTTACACCCATTACCATTGGTTTTTCTCTATCCCACGACAAAAGATCATTGATAATCATTACACGCTCCTCAATTGGTAAGGCTGCTGAAGGCGTAAACATAAGCGGATTATCAGCCTGATAAAGTAAGTCTAGCACAGTAACGCCGCCATCCTTGGTGATCGTCTCAGTGCCAGCCGTCCTAGGGTCAATCCAGCGGTCCACGATCATCTCACGCTTGTCTCCGGCAGTCTCAAGGCTCCAGATAAGCTCGGTATACTCGTTCACTCCACGGCCTGCACCAGCCTTCTGTGCCGGGCCAGCTCGACCGTCGGGCTTATCACTTGGCAACGCCCATTCACCGTAGCTTTGGTCCGGCCACTCACGGTAGATCCATAGTATACCGTGCTTATCTACTCTACCCCAAAGCATAAACCAGTTGCGCGCACCGGCAGGATCAACCGCCATGTAGTTACTTCCGTCAGGAATAATCTCTTCCGCGTCACCTTTCCATAGGTTATGGTCACCAAACATGGGAAACTCGGAACCGGCTGTCTGATCAGCCCAACCATAAGCGCGAATCTTAATGTCATGGCTGGAACGGCCAGACAACTCCTGCTTCATGCGCTCCCAGTTGTTATACGGGTTAAGCTCGGTGTGATACCAGATACAGGCGTGTCTACCGTACAGGTTCTCCGCTTGGTAGGGCATTTCACCCTTAGGGACCGTTAGAACATTGTTATTGGGTAACAATGGAGATTTGCGGGTAGCCGTAACTTTGGCACTGTTGATGTACTCCTTCACGACCTGGGTGTACCCTTGCACTGGGGTGAAGGTGACGATCAGCTTACCTGACCGGGTAACCAGACGGTAGCGCAGGGTGTCGAGCCAGTTCTGCGGGACAAGTTCATCGCACCAGACGTAGTCTACCTCGCCACCTTCGACGACCTTGATGTCCTGGGCGTAGTTAAGGAACCAGATCTGGTTGCCCATGTACACCGCAGTATTGTCGCTGAACCCGTTCTTCTGGCTAAAGCTGATCTGCGTATGGTTGGTGCGCTTGATATTGCGAATCTCCGGCGGCAGGTACTTGTAGAAGACGTTCTGCTGGGCAGACACACTTGTCATGTGGTTAGTGTGAAAGCACCAGATACGGACGTTGCGCTTGGTGTAGCGTTCCTTTACCCAAGACGGCGCTTGGCCGTTGAGATCTGTCCCCACAAAAGCCTGTGCCATACGTTTGGCTGCGTACTCAGTCTTGCCTGACCGGTTCCCACCAAGGACGACGATCTCGTTAAAGCGATCGAGCAGCTTGTCCGCATCGGGCCAGTGCGGCAGCTCGTGGCCATAGCGCATAGGATCGTTCTGCTCAGCCTTAATCTTGTTCTCGCGCATGAGAAACAAATCGAGCACCTTCTCCGGGCCAATGTTCTCGATCATCTCCAGGCGCTGCCGCTTATTAGGCGCTGGCAACGTCGGATGTTCCTCCAGCTTATAGGCTAAAACTTTCTCGATAATTTCCTGTTTTTCTTCATTCATAGTGTTGACTTTCCCTGAAGATGCTCTAGATTCTCAGTGTCGTCAAATAACGACCGTGTACCTTCTGCGCAACCTGAAACACCGGACGCACGAGCGACTAAATGGTTCCAGCTATTCCTCTTGAGCTGGATTAAACATCTGCTTCGGTCTCAAAGTTGCAGAGTGCTGACAGTCACGCCTACGAGAAGGGCAAGAGTTTCCCGAACGGGTAGCCATCACTCATGACTGTAATTGCGAAACGAACGACGACACTTATACGGATCGTTGATCTCTTTTTTGTATAGTACTCCCCCAAGATAGGCAGTAATGCTGAGTCTTGGGGGTACTATGCTCACTCGCAACTCTTCTTGCCGGATTGTTTATCTCCTCCGGTGAGCAGCGTTAGCTGCGAGAGTGAGCATCTGGGCGAAGCCTAGTGCGAACGGCAACACGAAGCAAGAGTAAGAGAGTAGATAAAGCCAAACTTTAACTACGCAGTAAGAAGTAAGCTCAAGCTTAAGAACAGATAATCCAGAGTATAGCCAACTCAAACGTGTTAAGCTGCATCTCTTGTGCATTCACCAAGCTTAGCGCCCACTTAAGCGCGATATGCAAAACATAACCTGCGCTAAGTGCTATGATAAGCGACTTAAGCTTACTCTTAAGCTGCTCAAGCTTGTTGTATACCGCTAACTTGTCCTTAAGCGTCATCTTATGCATATGATCTTGTTCTTAACCCGAATCTTCTGTCCTCTGCGAAAGTTAACACCCTTAGCACCCACAAACACTCTATCCTCCAAGTCAGTCTTTACCCACCGAGTATTGTGATACACCTGGACGATCGTTTGTTCCGTAACCTCGGCACTTGTCGGTATGTGCTTAGGTTCCGTAACCATCTCGGTAACTTCACCGATATGGTCATCTGTTGGTTGCTCCGGCTGCTCAACCGTCAAGGATTCCTTGTCAGCTGCCTCACACGCTAGCGTACCATCAAGCAGGTCGCTCCTGTAGATACGTCGAATGCCCTTAAACGCCTTACGCTCGATGTAGTCCTCGTCCAGCTTATACGCTAACGGTCTATACGCGCTCCCTAGATGCGCCTTAACGGTCTTTTCGCTTAGTGTGTACTTGGTCATAGTACTAGCGACGGTAGCGGAAAAGAAACGGCAGCGCAAGCTTACGCCCAACAAGGGCCAGCTAACCGGGCCCCCGCTCGACGAGATCCCCACAGAACTCGTCTATCGTACCCAGCGGCACAGCATGTACACACGCTGCCACACGCAAGCTAGGCCAAGCTACAGACGTAGGGCAAGAAGAAAGCCCGCTACGCTTACGACAACGTAACGGGCTAGGCCAACCGCTGCGCACGGCTGGGGATGTCTTGCAGGACGTAGGGGAATGTAGCATGGCGACGGGTGTGCGCAAGCGCGAAGGGGGCCAGTTGGCGAAAAAAAATCTGAGGGGGGCTATGCGTCGAAGTCTCCGGCGTATAACCAGGTCAAACCCCCTCCCCCCCTGCCTGCCGATTTTACAGAGTCAAAACCCATTCCATACTACTTGTCTTGTATTGTGTTATTGGCAACCTACTGAAGCGCAACAGCTTGCAAGGGTAGGTCAAACGAGGGGTGACGGGATGGTCCGTTTGATGCTCGGCGGACCACGATTGACGGGCTGGAACGAGCTGCCGGGCACGAGCTGCGGGGCTACCGTGAGCGCGCGCGGTCGTTGCTTGTGGCGTGGGGGCCGTAACGCATTTCCCTCACCCTATTGCAACTCACTTGCACCTGCTAACGCAACTCACTTGCATTGCCGAACTCACTCCGTCACGCACCACGTCCCACGATCGCGTCGCCTGTGCACCCACCGAGCCGTACGCACTCGCCAGGCACGCACGCTTTTCTTTGCCTATCGTTTCTTTTTTGTTGCGTACTTATACGGAGTGCCGTACTTTTGCTCACGTATGACAAACCAACATCGCAACCGCAGCAAAGTAGACGTTCAAGCTCAACTCGATCAAGTGCTTGCATGGACAGATAACAACCCGATGAAAAAGACGCTCCTTCCAATCTTGCAAGCGGAAGTGGCTCGCTTTGAACAAGCTGAAGCTTCCGCAGCACGCGCAGCCGCAGCTAAAGCAAAGCACGAAGCTAAGTGCGCGGCATACAGCGCTTTACCATTCTTCCGCCGCCTTTTCGCAACCAATCCCGCAGTATAACCAACCCACCCTCAACAACCCTATGACCACCGAATCTATGAACGCTCTTGAATACGCTGCATATGTACGCCTTGCACTCATGCTCGCATGTGCGGGCTGCGTGCTCGTCACCGCTTCCCTTTGGGCGTCAGTCTTTTGTGACTGGCGTAAAAGCAACCGTAAGTAAGCTTAGGCAACCTAACACACTACAAAGCACACACTTATGAAAAGATATAAATTTACCAAAGACGGATTTTGCTTGGTTGTAGAACTATGCAAGGGGTTGAATGGATGGCATTTAACAGACGGAGAATTTAGTCTCTTTGGAGCGGCCACAAGGCGTGATTGCGTGTTTGAAGCAAAGCGTCGCGGATGGGCTATCCGTTAGGCCTAGGTTCCCGAGCTGGTCATCCTGCGGGGTGGCCAGAGGGGAGCAAAGACGCTCCGTTTAACACACTACAAACAAACCATATGCAAATCACATTATCACAGCCCTCCAAAATGCCATGTCAAGGCTGGTCTGTACCCGCGCTCGCATGCAAAACAGGCTCAAAGCTTGCACAAGTTGAAGGCTCTGTATGTCACGGATGCTACGCGCTCAAAGGCTTTTATCGCATGCCTAACGTCCAACGCACGTTGCAAGCACGCTTGGCCCTAATGAAGTCGCCTGAATGGGCGCCAGCCATGATCGCTAAGATTCGCGACACCGAAAAGAGCGGCTTCTTTCGTTGGTTCGATAGTGGCGACCTTCAATCGATCAAGACGCTGAAAGCAATCGTCCGCATTGCTATAGCGTTGCCTGAGATTCGCTTTTGGTTGCCAACTAAAGAGTATGGGATCGTTTCCGAATACGTTGAGCTATTCGGCTCATTCCCTAGCAACCTTACCGTGCGTCTCTCGGCCTATATGGTCGACAAAGCCGGCCCGAACAGCCTAGCAGAAGGCCTAGGCGTCACGACAAGCGAAGTCTCGTCCACAAACGGCACGTGTCCCGCACCTACGCAGGGCAACAAGTGTGGCGATTGTCGCGCTTGCTGGGATCGTAGCCTACAGACTGTCACCTATCGCCTGCACTAAGCTTATGAAACGCTATAAACTCTTTTACTCTGACCGATACTGCCCTGCGCAATGCAATGGTGCTCACATTATCGAGGCTGATTCAAACGAGTTGGCGCGCCAGCTAGCTTTGGAATGGCTAAGAGCCCACGAAGGAATTGAGGGCCTTCTCTGGTCGCTCATTGAACAATAATCCTATGAATTACAAAATCCAAACCGCCGCTTGCTATGGCTGGGCCGACCTTAAGGAATGCGACAACGATTCGGACATCTATGTTGCCTGCACATTCGCAATCAAATCCGAAGCCGAATCAGAGCTTGCAGATATCCTAGATGGCTGCGACGGCTTGCCAGACGATTGGCGCATCGTGTCAGCCGATATGCCAGCCGATTGCGACATCTACGAATAACCAAACGCCCCTAGGTTAGCGCCTAGGGGTTTTCTTTTGCCCTAATTCTGCCCAACTCCGCGCACCTCACGCGCTACCCTACGCAGGCTCGCTAGCAACGTCGCCAGTTGACGCGCTAACCGCACCTCCCGCTTATGTGACACTTCATACATCGCCTTCCATCGCGCACACTCCTCAGCATAAAACTCGGCCTCTTCCTCTAGGGCTTCACAGTCTTCACACATCGTAAGTCGTTCTCTAGCAACGCGATCCTAACGTGCTGCGTCTGTATGATGCGCCAATACCGCTCGGTCAGATCGCGCAGGTCAAGGACCTCATTGGCCAGGTCAATCCCGTTCGGTAAAACCAAATTTGAATTTTGATTTTCAATTTTGAAATTTGAATTTGAAATTTGAATTTCGATTTTGGATCCCAAATCTGCCATCGCATCACTCGTTTTCAATCGTTCCAACATGGTCTTGTGCTTTCGGCGGCTTAAGGGCCGCCATGAAAGCGGCAGAGATGTCTTGGTTCGTGTGCAGGTGCACATGCTGATGCAGCGCATCCGGCGTCTTGTTCTTCTCCAAGTTAGCATACTTGTCCAGCGTGATCCCCAAGGCCAGCACAGCATCCTTCGCGGACATCTCGGGCATTAACTCCATGACACGCTGTGCAGCGCCGTCAATCACGCTCTGCAGCTTCGCCTTCAGGTTTGTGTTGAAGTACGCATTCCTGAACTGGCTATCCATATCCAGCGCCGATACCTTAATCTCATCCACGCTTCGCTCGCTGATCCCGAGCTGCATGGCTATCGCCCGGCTGTGCTGACCTGTGATGAACAGATCCAGCACCTTCTTCTGTATCTCCGGCGGAATGCCCGCAAGCGCACCGAGCCCGTTCACCTTCTCCTGTACGACACCTGGCACATGCTTCTCTATCGACACGTTGGCTAGACCGGCGAGCTGCCGTGCCCTACTCTCGGGAGAGCGGTACACGGCGTTCCTCTTCTTGCGCTTAGGCTTTTCGCTCATTCTCGTTCGCTCATAAACGACAGATCCTCCGCCGTGATACCGTGGACCTCACCAAACGCCGCCTCGCGGATAGCCTGGAGTTGCATGTAGTAGTGGTCCGCCTTGAGGGCAATCCTTAACTGAATGTCAGCTTCCTCTTCCCGTTCCTTTTTCAAAATTTGAATTTCATTTTTCAATTTTGAAATCTCCTCTTCAGCCTGAAGTAGGAGCATCTCCGTAGCAATGGCATGTTCTGGTGTCATTTTTGTTTTATGTACTCTATTCCTGCTTTATCCAGCATCTCGTATAACCGCTGCGCCTCGTCTTTCCAAGAGTATTTCCTCTGTACCTCGGGGATACCGGCAAGCACCCGCAGCTTGTTCATGGCCTTGAACCCAACCCAGATCACCTCTTGGTTATGCTCAAGCGCATAGCGTAGCTGCTCTGGGCTACGGATGTTGAGCTTCTCTATGTACCGAGCCATTTTGAAGTCGAGCGGCGCTACGCCACTCAGCTTCTCCATGCGATACACCCACAACTTACGACGGTTTGCAAATGCGCTCACTTCTGCGCCTCCTCCCATTTGCCTAGCGTCCGCAGAAACGCCTCTGCGCGTTGACGGGCGGTTGCCCTGAAATACCATTGGTCTTCCCAATTTCTTTCAATCTGGCGAGCCATTATCCAAAGCTGATCTTCTGTCAGCGTGGCCTCCGCCTCATGCATAGCGTTGAGGTCGTTGCAAAAATCTAGGCACCAAGGCTGCTTGTTTGCACCTTTCCAGTTTTTGGGGTAATCCCAAAATCGAAATTTTGCGCCGTCTTTATCCACTTGAAATTCATCCAAACAAATAAACCCACACGCCTCTGCAATGGCCGCGTTGATTTGGCCGTCTGTCATTTTAGTGCCTCCTCTTCTTTGATCGCATACCAAATAATTGAGTTGTTCGATGTTGTCAGTCATTTTGCCTCCTTCGTTGTCAGCTTATACGCCTCCGCCAACACAAGATCAGCATCGAGCAGTGCAGCCCGGTCGTTCGGAAACGCTGAGTGAGCATCGTAGTGCTTGAGTAGGCAATGCTTAAGCTGCTCGATCGCTGATGCAGCCTGCACGGCAAGATGCCGGTGCATGATAAGCTCCGCCTTAAGATTGCCGATAAGCTGCGCCTGCCGATTGTGCGCGTCCATATACTGGCTTAATTGGATTGACTGTCTTTGTGCCATTTTGTGTTTTGGTTAACGCCCATGCGACGCAGGGCCGTCTTATCTTCGTATCCGATGCTCATAAGCGCCTCAACCATCTCCTCGTTTGAGGGCCACATTTCCTTGCGAAAAGTGCTAGGATGTGCGCGGAGCCACAGGTCTATCTCCGGCCAACGGTCCGGCACCAGCTTGTCGGCGAAGTAGTCCCACCACACGATCTGCGCCACAAACACCTGCACCTTCACCGGCAGTTCCATAATCCGCGATCTCCACTCGCGTGGATCTACCTTCCGCAATTTGGCTACCCAGCCGTTCGATTGTCTCTTTTTGTTTCTGATTCTCATTTGTTAGTCGTTTATTTTCTTGTGTTAATTCATGGAGACGCTCCATGAGAGTGTCAATTAGGATGCTCATTCTTTGTCTAAAATGTATCCCAGCGCCAAAGCTATGATGCTTAGCACAACAATAGCAACCTGAATTTTAGGCGGATTCTTCATTTTGTTGGCTTTTCTTTGCGTCACACTCTGAGCAGAACCAGTCTCCCCAGAAGTCTTGACTTAAGTCTTCTCGGCACTCACAGCAGACTGGATGCTCATCTCTTGGATCGCTATCACCTGGGTAACCTGTACTTACCATTTGTGACCTCCGTTGTATTCTTGCATGGCTGACACGGCAAACAGTGCGCTCGCCCAAAACAGGATGAACAAGACAATGGCCTCCCACAGCTCTTGCGCAAAGTAAGCGATGGCAAGTCCGTCGAGGACTGCAAGTGACGCAAATGCCCATAGATACGGCAGTGCTTTGTTTGTGTTGTCAGGTTCAATCTTCATGTAACTTTGGTAGTGTTTATTCATTGTGGAATGTTGCTGTCTTGCCTGTAAAGCGTAAGTTTGTACTCACACCACACGGGCCATTTCGTTGTATGGGTATGCCAATCTCGCGGAACTCTGCGTCATCGGACAACTTCACAACCATCACGGCTGTAGCGTCTTGCCCGATTGCGCGACTTTCGCGAGCTTTGCCCTGTTCATTTAGTTGCGTAATCGAGATGACTAAGCAACCTAATTCGATGCCAAGCAGCCGCAGGCTCCGGCTGACCTCGGCGACCTCACGCTCACGGCTGCTATCCTTGCCCAGGTCACAGCGCACGAGTTGAATGTAGTCTACGAACAGCACACCGAGGCCGTCCGGGCTCTTCGCCATAGCTCGTGCAGTGGCGCAGATGTTGGCTATGTCATAGAGATCGTCGCGCACCACCAAGCGGCTGTTATTAAGCTTCTGGATGGCACTGTGGACGCCCCTGATGTCGCGCTCATGCTTCGCACCTTCAGCGAGCGCACGCAGGCTGACGTTGCCTAGCCGAGCGACGAGACGGTCGATGATTTGGTTGGCTGGCATCTCAAGCGAGATGACGAGGATTCCTTTGTTCATTTAGTAATGTGGTAAAAGCTAATGCTGCTGTGGCTGGCACAACGCCGTTGCCCAACAACCTCAACTCATCTACGCGGGAGTCACAGGTGACGTACAACTCGGCATCGTCCAGCCTATCGGTAATCCCATCAGCGTCTCGACCCAGCGCGGGTTGAGTTTGCCTGCTTGCGTCCTCTCCACCATCGGAGTCAGCTCCTTGTAGTCCCGATCCTCCTTGCCCCTGCCGCTCTTGTGGTCGCGAGCCGTTGGCGTTGCCCACGACTCTGGGCGGCTCCCATGCGCGCTGTGGTTGTCCGGGGCGGGATGGCCATGCTTTATGACTACTGTTGTCAGAGATTCCTGACTGCCCTTCATGCCCCGTGATCTGTCCTGAAAGCCTTGTCGTACCTCCGATGCCACCGGCGACGGCCAAGATAAACACTCGCTTCCGCTGGTGCGGCGCGCCGCATTCAGCCGCGCTGAATATGCCCCACGTCGTTCGATAACCCATTCCTGCCAAGTCTTCGATAACGTCGGACAGCCCCAACGAGATATGTCCTTCCACGTTTTCAAAGAGACATAGTTTTGGTCGCATTGCAGCAATTCCATCTGCAATCCATGGCCACAAGTGTCTTGGGTCGTCTTTTCCGGCTCGCTTTCCTGCTGCACTGAATGGCTGACAGGGATAGCCGCCAGTAAGGAGGTCCACTCGATCTCGAAAGCTTTCCCAAGGGAAGGTTTTAAGATCCGTCCAAACAGGTGCTGCGTCCATGAGTCCCGCTTCCATTTTTGCAACCAAGTTCGCAATAGCGAAAGCTTCGATCTCACAAAGAGCGACTGTGCGCAAAGCTGGGAGGACTCGTTTAAGTCCAAGCTCAATGCCCCCGTATCCTGCACAGAGGCCAACGTGTGTAATTGTTTCGGTAGTATCCACATTAGCGCGTTCCATTACCTGGCCTTGCAGACGTGTGTGAGTGCTGTCCGGTGTACGGCTCAAGCACATACTTCACCTCGATAAGATCCGTTGATTGATTCTCCGGCAGAAGCATAAGCGCCTCCATCTTCGAGCCAAGTGCAGCCTTCTCGCCGATGGCAATAATGTCCTGCGTCTTCTTAGGCCGTGGCAGCTCCACGTTTTGCAACACGTTAGTGCGGCGGATAAGTACCCAGTCGCTCATGCTTCCTCCCATCTTCTTGGCAACATGACGCGCATCGTTGGTGGCCCGGGCCACACATCTTGATCAAGGCACAACTTGTACTGCGATAGCGTCACATCAAGCTGCTGGTTAGCAATGTCGATAAGTTCCGTGGACGCCTTTACCCACTGCGACAAGTGAGGCGCTTGCATGTCGACGACGAGGAAATAGAAATCGATGTCCTCTTGGCCGGTAATCTGCTCTAGGCCGTAGGTGTACCAAGCGGCCTGCTTGTCGTAGCCAAAGCCGAAGAACTTGTGGTCGAATTTCGAGAAGTCGCTTGTTGTCTTTAGGTCGACGATAGCTGCGCGACCCTTAATCTCCGTGATCATGTCGGGTCGCCCCTTACACTGCACACCGTCGCGTTGCCAGAACATCGACGCCTCGATGATCTTTTTAGCTGTGACCATCTGAAGCAGCGGCTCAACGGCTGCACAAGCACCCTCCACACGCGCACCTTCGTCCTCGGTGAGGATGACCTTGCCAATGTTCTCTTGGCAGAAGTTCTCCCACGTTAGCTTACCTTCCTTAGTGCGTCGATCGCACGCTGGAGCAATAGCGTACTCACAGCGGCCCTCAAGAGCAAGACTGTGCACAAGCGTGCCAAGCTCCATCTCGCGGGACGGCTTCCACTCTTGACGTTCTTTCCATTTGTAGTACGCCGGGCAGACTGCAAACGAGTCAAGGCTGTGTTTAGATAGCCCCGGAGTTCCCCGATACTTCTGCATTTCCCAATTGTAGTGTATTTCGTTTTTCATTGTTTTCTTTTCTAATTACGTTTCTCCAAGCTGCTTTGATAAGGTTGCGCCGTTTGTTCTCCGGCGTCTCAATGATGCTGTTGTTTGCGTTCTCAATCCACCGCTCCAGATTCTTCCGGCGATCTGTGTTACGTTCATCAAACACTGACTTGCGCACGCATTTTCTGCGCGTGTGTATAGACACTTTTGGCTCCGTTCCAACTGCGGCTCGCTTGACGGCGGCCTTTAATCCTCGCGGCAGCTTGTCATCTTTTAATATCGTCGCTTCGTCTCTGTGAACAATACAGCGACCCTTTGCCTGACTACGGGAATATTTCATGAATAAGATTCTACAAAGTTGATTTCAAGCGCCCCGCAGCCGACGATTTTGCCAGCTCCGTCGCGGATGAGTTTTGTTGGACTAGCCAAGTCCGTCCGTTTTGGCAGTGTAGTGCGCACATAGCCAGGCACAATGTAAAGCACGCCCTCCACAGGATCCGGCAGGTTGCTCACCTTAGCGTCCTTGCAGCACATGATGGGTACACCATCGACGTCTGCCACTTTACTCAGGTGTGAGTGTACTTTCACCGAGTATCCACTCGGCTCGATCACGCCATATCCTGTGATGATAATGTCGTGAGGTGTAAGGTTGATAAGCTTATTCATTTATTAAGTTTGCAATTATATTAAGCGCAAGCATCGTCTTGCCTGACTTGGTTTCGCCACCGATGACTACAAAGTCTCCGTATCTGATCGGACAGATGTTGTCGATAGCAGAATAACCAGTCTTTATCCGCATGGACTCGTCGTCGCCTGTCTCGTAGCGTGTCAGTGCGTTAAGCAGGAGCGCCTTAGTGTCCATGACCTTTGGCGGAGCAAGCTCACGAGATAGTCCTTCGACTTTCATCACCACATCACTGAGTAGCTCCGGCGTCTGCACGGTCGAGTCAGCAATCGCCATGAGTGTCTCATACGCCACATGCTGCAATGTGCGACGCTTGGCCGTGTTCTTGACGATGTCCACAAGGTCGCCAATCGCCGCCGCAATAGGCATGAGTGTGTACAAGTCGCTAAGCTGGTGGAACTCTGTGCCCGGCAGCGTCTCGCGGACCTTCTCGAAGATCACGCGGATCTCGGATGAAGCGTTGCGAGACTGCTGCTGCAAGATGATTTCGCATACCCGATGGCTCAGCGGGTCGAAGATGTCGCCCACCTTGAAGTTCTTCTCGCTAATGTGATGCAAGAATACCTCTGGGTGGTTGAGCGCAATCGACGCTATACCACGCTCAGCTTCACTCGCCGTTGGCACCACCGTGTCGGGTGGCAGCTCCACCGGCCTACGCCTACCAGCTTTCTTGTGTTCCATTGGTAGACATTAAACTGTCACGCTTGAGCAGGGTCTTGATCGGTGTCCGAACCATCGACGATGCACGGCTGAGCCACCCGTTAAGGAAGCGACCCATGCCGCGAGGAGTCTTGCGTCTGTGTGTGTCCGCCTCAAGCCAGGCGTGGGCCTTAAGCAGTTCCTGCTCGACGGTCTTCTCGCCGTAAATGATGACGAGGTCTTTCATCAAGCCTGGCGGCACTTGCCAGTCCTTGCCATCCTGAGTCTGGAACGTCATGTTATACATGCTCATCGTCCTGCCTGACTCGGGATCTTTGCAGAGATCGTCGATAAGTTGGTTAACAGAAGTGTACCGCTTGCCAGACGACTCAAGCTCTTTGTTTGTGACGATGCACATGGCATCTGCTAAGTCCTGCGCAGGCTGTACTGGCTCAGGTGTCACAGGTGACTCTGGTTCACTGACGATCTGGCATGGCTCCTCAAGAGGGACGATCAGTTCGACTTTTGTGCCGGATGAGTAGGTAATGTTTATGCTGATGTTCATATTTTGTTTGCTCTGAGTTTTTCGTGATGTTCCGCATGATGTCTCCGGCAAAACCAGATGACATCCAACTGTTTGCTGTAGTCTTCATGATGAGTTTCAGTATTAAGGTTACCACAAACAACACACGGCGATTTAACTAAGGCTCCATTTCGCATTGCTCGCTCTACTGCTCGATGCGCTTTACGCTTCTCAGGGTTTTGCAGCCTAAACTTCTTGCAGTGCTCTTTATTGTAGCCCGGATTGTTGTCACGAATCTTTCTGATCCTTGCGCGGTTGCATTCCCTACAGCGAGTTTCCAAGCCATCGGACAGCCTAGCATATTTTGCAAATGCTGTTAGCGGCTTCTCCTGCTTACAGATTCGACACGTTTTCATTTGGTAAATGTGTGCGTTGTGCAGGCGCACCCCTGCATTGTGCAGAATATTTAAGCCAGCTTAACAATGGTGTCTGCAACTGCATCTAAAATGCCAGACTTCTTGACCTCAGACAAACGCTCGCAGAGTTCAACAAACTCTCGCAGTCTTACAATCTCGCGATCGTGATCTGCGCCAACAAAGAACGTCCTTAATTCTGCCAGTTCCTTTTTGATAGCGTTAACCTCGCCAAGGTAATTCATCTTCAGTCCACGCAGTTCCGCAAGATGCTTTTTGATGTTCTCACGGAAGCCATCCATGTCTTTCCCAATGCCAAGGAAAAGCTGATCAATCGTAGTCCTTGCGTCCTCTGCAGCTAAAACTAATGGCCTAGTTTCACGGGGCATCTTTTTAATCTGATCGCAAATCGCCATCGCCAAGTCTTCCATCGCAAAGTGCTCTTGGTTGTTGATAATGGTTGTGCGAATTTTGCCGTTATTGTTGCCATCTATGCTGTTTATAATTTTGTTCATATAGTATTTTAGTTTGTTTTATTTTGTAACTGCTTCCATCCCATCCCTGAGTAGTTTGAAGAACAACTCAGCGTTCATCGTGACTAGCCAAGGTGTACGGTTCTTTTTATGGGCCACGATCCAAGCCTTACCAGCACCATCGCGCTCGGCCTGCTCTGTGGCCTTAATTAGATTGAGGTTCTCGACGAACTTCACTTCTTGATGCAGGTTCTTGAGTTCCTCGCAGATCACATCCGGCGAGTCCGTCCCTCCGGCAAACTGCTGACCACGCCTCGCGGTGAAGCCAGCAGCCCGGAGTTCGTCGCGCCACATGCGCTCGCCTCTACACCCCTTGGCTCTTGAGTTTATTGGCATCGCGTTTGACCTGAAGCCAGTGATTGACTTCCTCAAGTGAGAACCGCAAGCAGCGTGGGCTGATACGGTGATGAGGAATGCGATTCTCGCGTGCCCACTTCAGCACTGTCTGAAGCGAGACATTAGCGAGTTGGGCAATGTCTTTTGCTTTTACCATTTGAGATCGTCCTCCTCTAGTTCAGGCGCTTCTTCCTTCGCAGGTTTAATCTGTGCAGATGGGAACGCCTTAGCGTACCCTGCACGGTCTGCGCTGATGAACAGGCTGGTAGCGATGGCTTGAAGGTGCTCTGGCGAAAGCGCCTTAACCTCTTTGCCAACCCATTCAGCGGCTTTGATGGCCTCAGCCATCAATTGAGCTGCCTGAAACAAGGCACGCTTAGCGTCTGCCACCGTCAAAGAGACTGGCGACGAGGCTTGCACAGGCTTGCGTGGGCCTGCTGCGGCGACTGCACCACCAGCATCGTCGATGATTGCACACTGATCGGTGATCTTAAGCTCGTTCTCGCCGCTATGGGTCGAGTGCTTCACGCTGATACCCTGAAGCCCCTTCTTGCCAGCTTGGCTCTTGAGGGTCACCATCTGGCCCTTGAGGTCACCCATCTCGTCTGGAAGCCAAAAGGATGCACGGCACTCGCCGGTTGAGTCCTGAAGGACGCAGTTCTGTACGCGCCAAGGGCCAAACTTACCTTCGCCAGTTTTAGGCGGGAACGTCGCTTTGATCGTCACCCGCATCTCGCCAATGACCGAACCATCGGCCAAATTTGCTAAGTCGCTAATTTGTGCTACTTTCATTTTTATTGAGTTTCATCAACGGACCATCCGCTGAATGACGAGCAAGCTACATGTTGCTTTTCTACGCGCAACTACTTTTTTGCACGAATTTCGTCGTCGTCGTCATCATCCTCATCATCACACTCTTCTGCCCAAGAATGCTCCAGCACACGTTCTTTGTGCATGAGGTTAATGTGCATGTCCCGAGCAAACCGATTACCCCAACCGGCCTCGTAGCGGTTTGTGTTGTCATTATCGCGCTCATCTTGAGCCTGGACTAGGATCTCGCCGCACTCAAAGTACTCACACAGAATGTCTTTGGCTCGTTGTATGATGGCTTGGCGCTCGCGTTCTTCAGGTGTCATAGTTGGTAGTGTGTGAGTAGAACCTTCCTGCCGTCACTTGTCACTTGGTAAAAGCGTTGAGCAGAAGCTTTGCGCTCACTGAGAATCGTGCGCACAGCGGTGCGGCCAATTCCAAGCCGATCAGCAATCTGCGTTATGGTGTACCAGCCTGCTGGAGCGGGCCTTATGTTCAAGGTCTGCGCAAGCTCCGTGAGCCAATCCTTCTTTACACCGGCAACTTGAAGCTTCCGTCCTTTAATTCTTTTGTCAGCCATACAATTGTCTCATTGTCAGTATATTCACCCCACGCCCAGCCTCGACTCCATGCGGTAGTTGCGATCCTATTCTCCGCATAGCCAGCCATTTCTGGATCTCCTAGCCACCCAACAGAGTAGCCAGTCACCCCTTTAATGCGCCGACCTTCAGCGATTTGTACACGGTGTATGTGACCCATGACAAGCTTGGTGTACTTGCCGTGGCACATACGCTCGGCTGAATCACGTAAAGCATTCTCACTGTGCAGATAGCCGTGTTGGAACAGAGCGTCGCCCAAGCCAACAAAACCAGTCTTAAGCTTGTAGTCGTACACCTTGCACTTAATCGACTTAGCCCGGTCGTGGATCTGATGGTACACACGAGTCGCCAGCGCAGAGATGATTGCCTTAGGATGACTCATCAGCGTGACGAGCCTAGCCTCGTGATTGCCGAGCAGATAGTGCTGTGGTCTCAGCGCAGAGATAAATGCTAGGCCATCATTCAGATCAGCCTCAGGATCAACGGAAGAATCAGCGTTGTCGTTAGTGAGTGCGCCGGTGCGCAGGCACGTCATGTCAATGGCATCGCCAAGATGCAGCACCGTGTCCGGCTTCCACCGATCACGAAAGCGGAGCACTTCCTTCAGTACAGCCTGGTCGGCCATAAAGCCGTGACTGCACGATACCGCAAGGAAGCGTTTCCACTTCCGTGTTATGTTAGCCATAGGCTATTTGCGCTTGCGAGCAGCCTGTTGACGAGCGGCGTCTTTCTGCACGCGATAGGCAATGGCTACAGCCTGCTTCTGTGGCTTGCCAGCGCCGATTTCACGGCGAAGGTTTTCAGTGAACGCTTTGTCGGATGCGGAGTGCTTGAGTGGCATATGGTTATTTGGAAATGTCTTTGGCTACTTTTCTAGACGCAACAGATTGAACCTCATTAAAGCTTCCAATTGCAATTGGCTTGTTTTGATTTGGCGCATACAGCCTATACTTTTTCCCGTCTTTAGAAATGGCAGTATACCCGTAGCTTAAATCTCGAATGACATCACCTTCGCCAAGTTGTTCTGAGTTGGTATTGCCTAGAGCAAATGGCATCAACGCTCGCCTAAATACACCGGGGACCGTCGCCGCTGTGTATAGATTCAAGAAGCTCTTAACACGAGAAATGTTGTTTGAGTTAATAGGACGTAACGCCTCAGCAGCAATCTGTGGATCAAGCAGGGCATCATCTAAAAGCTCCAGTGCCCTTTTCTTGACGTCGCCGCGCCAGAGTCTGTCGATTGAGTCAGCAACTCCAGACACAAGCCCAGGTGCACCACTTAAACGAAGATCTGATGGCGTGACTCCACGCGCCAACCTTTGAATAACGCCAAGTGTATTGTTGGCTAGTCCAATGTCATAAGCGGCCTCCTGCGCTTGATTCAGGCTTGTTGGCGACACTCCTCCAGCGCCGCGCATACGTCGAGCGGTAACCTCAAGTTGCCTTCTAGATGTGTCGAGAACAGCGATCTCTTCCGGCGAAAAGATCATCTCCATAGCAGCTCTGCTATCAGATTTGTTCGCCATCAGTTTGTTCATCTTTGTCAGAGATGCCTCAAGGTCAGAATACTCAATTTTCTTACGAGTATTTTTAGAGGTAACAACTTTGCCAAAGTTTCGAATCTTTGGATTCAGGTAGTCCTTAACGGCATTCTTAATGCCTTCGATTACAGCGGCGTTTCCATTTGCTCCCGCAAGCAGTTCAGCCATTTTGTCTTTGTTCTGAAGGACTGCACCAATCGTTTCAATTGGTCTACCACCAAGAAACGTGCTTGCGGCATTGTCAGCAATTTCCTTTTGTTTGGCTGCAAGGTTTTTCTTTGCACGCTCGCGGATTGGTTCGAAGATTTGCTTGCCAGCTTGCTTTGCTGCCGCCAGCAGAGACTCTTGACTGCCGGTGGCCTTAAGCTTTTTAATGTCAAGCAAGGTTGAATCCAGCGTTTGCGCAGCAGTGTTGATGTTATCTACAAGCTTTTGAACTTGGACTTTTGCTTCTGGAAAGACGCTAAACCATTCCTTGTGCATGTCCTTATTCATCCATGCATTTAAAGCTTCAGGTGTGGCCTGCTTGGTCAAAAAGTCTTGGTCTAGCTTGTTTACAATCCAAGCATTGACGGCGTTTAACCCAGCCTCATTGCCCATCAGCGCACGCTTTAGACGCTCGGATTCTGCAACTCCCTTGTTTAAGTATTCACCGATAATCTTTGGCTCATCAACAGCGCCAGCTTGCTTTAATACCTTTCCAGAAACTCCGTGTGTAAACTTATCTGAATAGTCAGCCCAAGCTGCGTTTGCCTTTGCAACAACAGGATAAACTTCAAGTTCTTTTAGGTCTTGAGCTATTCCATCTCTAATTAATCCTAGCGCTTTTTGCGCCTTTGGATTTTTCCCAGCCGCCCTTAATGTTCGAATAGTATCAGATAAATCTGAATCAAAGTTTCTTATCTCAAGCACACTTTGAGGCATTGGATTTCCGTCAGCATCAAAATATTTTTTTATAGCACTCTTAATTAAGCCTGGAGTTTTTCCAGCTTTTGAGAACATTACCTTAGCCTCATTAAGCTTTGCTGATAAGTTTTCTAATCCAGATTCAATGCTTGGATCAATGGTGTACAGTTTTTGAGCTGCCGCCTTAACTTCAACTTCATTTGCATCTAGAATGTCAGAAACAATCTTAGATTGTTCTGCTCTCGACGAACCAGCTTCTGCTATTTTGCTTTGCGCTTCTGCAAAAATTCTACTTGCCCTAGCAGAAGCCTCTTCAGCTCCAATAAGGCTATTTCTTTGTGCGTTTTCATTTGCTGCCATTTTAGCAATGGCTTCATTCATCATTGAAGCCTCTGCATCTCTACCTTCTTTAAGAAGCAGCTCGTAGGCTAGGTCAGCAGCATCTGTAAGCTCTTGGTTTTTTGCAGCAAAAAAAGCCTGCGCTTCCAAGGGTGAAGCTTTAGTTGGCTCAAGCGCCTGACCAATGTCCTCTGCTATTCTTGCAGCATTTTCAACGTCTCTTGGACGAAGCAGTTTAGACGCATTCCGGCGAGCCTGCTGCAAGCCAAGCAGTCCCTCGTCTGCCGAGATGTCAGCAGATGTTGGTCTAACACCTGGCGTTTGAAGCTCTGCCGTTTCTGTTGCAATCTTTTGCCTAGCTGCTTCTGGGTCGGTTGCTAATCCCCTTATCGTTGCGTCTCTCGCCACTTTAGCGGCCTCTTCAAGCCGTGCCTTCCTGTTGAATACTTGAGGTATATGCGGAAGCAGTGACGCCACAAACGACGTGCCAATCCCGCCAGTAATTGCCGCGCCAGTCTGAGCAACTTCTCCGCCTCCAAGCTGTTCTGCAACGTACCTTGATGCTTCTGATGCACCACCAGCCGCAATGTCGCCAACCAGTTGTTGTGTTGGACCTGCTAACAATTGATCGGCAACCGCCTTTTGTGTTGGCCCACCAAACATTTTTAGCGCATTAGCGATTCCAAGTGTGGCAAATGTCTCCATGCCACTTTCGGTTGCGGATTGAATAATCCGGCCAAACTCTGACTCGTTTTTAGGAACGCCAGCGTAATCAAAAAACTTTTCCCAAGCCTCTGACGGCGTTGTCATGTTTGTGCCAACCAGTCTATTGATTCCAATAACCGCAGGATCTCCGACAAATTTTGTTAATGCCATTAAGCCCATTCCACCTGCGAAGGCTGTCCCAGCCGCTGCCGCTTCTGGTGCCAACGCTAAAGTAGCAAGCCCTCCAAGGACATAAGGCGCTGCACCTCGGATAGTAGGCGCTGCTGCTTGAAGTGCGCTTTCAGCCATTCCGGGCGCAGGCTGCTCCAAAAGCGCATCGTATTCAGATGGCTGCTCTGGCTCACTCAACAAAGCGTCGTATTCACTTGCCATATTATTTTCCTAAAATCTTTCTAGCAGCAGCCTTGTGCGCCGCTGAAGCATTTGGATCATTTAACGCCCTTTGCGCCAAAGCAATTTTATCTTGAGACTGCCGAGAAGTAATGTTAACAGATTGCGATGGCATATCAAAGGTCTTCATAAAATCAGACCCAGGGATTCGCTTTGCAAATTCTGGACTTGTCTTATCTATAATGTCACTTTGAATTGCTTGATTGTACGTTTTTGCATAATCGTTAACTGCAGACTTGGCAAATTGCGCCCATCTTTCTGGGTTTGCTGCGATTAGTTCAGCGTCTCCCTTTTGCAAACGCGACAAAAGTATGCCAATAGAATCCTTTGTCCAAGAGTTGCTGTTTGTCTGCCTTAAAATTTCAGGAACACTTAACAAGGCTTCACTTCTTCTTAGAAACTCAGACATCTGTTCTGCGTCTTGTCCCGTCAGAGATTGAAGCGTTCTTGTAATAGACTGAACGGCGTATTGCCTTGCTCCTTCCGAATCGCCAGCAGCCATGTAGTTATCAAAAGTTTTAAGCTGATTACTAAGTAGCTTAGCAGACTTTGATGCTGCTGTATTTAGCTCTTTAACACGCTCAAACGCAGCCTTTCCTTCTGGCAGTTCAGAGAACGGCTTGAGATCTTCTTTGTCGATATAAGTATCAATGTTTTTTTCCAACCCATATCTAATAGCATCTGCTGCTCCACGATTTTGCTGCATCATTGCCATTGCAGCTTGCGTTGCTTTTCCAATTTTGGAACGCGCAGACTCGGCGCGACGGCGATGTTCCTGCTCTGGATATATTATGGACTGTTCCGGCTGCGCCGTTTCTTGCGGTGCAGTTGGCTGTGCCTGAGCGGCCGGTTGAGCAACAGGCGGCATAACTTCCTGGTCTGCCCCAAAGTCTCCACCAGATCCACTGTAGCTAGTGTCCATTGGAGCATTTGGCAAATTATACTTAGCCATCTCCTGTGGAGTTAATTGCTGCGCCCGTTGCGGTGCGCTCATTGGCGCATTTGGCAGGTTGTATTGAGCAAGCTCTTCTGGAGTTAACTGGATTACTCGCTTAGGAGAGGCCTGTGCATACATGGCCTCCTGCTGCGGAGTTAGAGGATAACCCATTCTTGGGTCGGCAAGCTCATCTTGTTGCTGTTGAGATAACGCAAGCTGTGCCTGAGCCTGAGGCGCTTGCTGTCTGCTTGCCATGAAATAATCAGCCACAGCAGCCAATGGCCGAGCTACTCCGCGAGTAGCAATATTGTCTGGAATATAGTCGGAAAATGGCATTTTATAAAATAAAACTATGGTTTAAAAAATGAACTAAGCGCAGAACCAAAATCTATCCCACCTCCTCCACCGCCACCAATACGTTCCATTGCAGGCGCATTCCTCAACCGTTGCAACTGCATCTGCCTGTCAAACTCCACGTTGCCGGTAGCAGTTTTAGACAGCATCGGTATTGCAGTTTGCAGGAACCTTGCTCCATCAATAGCGCCTAATGTGTCTTTGTATTTTAAAATAGCATCAGTCTGTTGCTGATCTATGCCGGGGAAAAGCGCACTGCGGACTGATGGATCTTTTAAAGTAGATTCTAAAACGCGACTGCTTTTATTGGCACCCTGTACTTCCTGCATATATGAGCCAAGTGCGCCCATAGCGGCATCACCGACATCCATGTTGCCTCCGCTGCCACCTCTTGACATTCCACTTCCACTCATGCCTCCACCGCCGCTAGTCAACATACTTGTGCCGATTTGGCCGAGCATACCGCCAGCCGCGTTTAATCCACCAGCAAATCCACCTGCTCCAGTAGCGGCGGTTGGAGCGCCAGTGAATGCGCTCAATGCTCCCTGTCCAAACGTAGACAGGCCAGACATGAATCCACCGCCAGCCGCTCCTGCACCTGCCGCACCAGCCGCTCCGGCTGCGCCTACGCCAGTTGCCGCTGCTGTTCCAGCTCCGGCTGCCGCTGCTGTTCCTGCTGCACCCGCTGCTCCAGCGCCTGCTGCTCCTCCTGCTGCGGCTGCTCCGCCCGCTACTCCGGCTGCTGCTGGGGCTGCTGCTAATGCGGCGCCACCAGTTGCAAGTGCAGCCGCGCCAAGGATGACGCCCATTACGATCTTTCTCTTCTTTTCTTCTTTTTTACGGCGCTCCTCCTCTTCGCGCTTATATTCAATCTCAGCCTGCGCTCCACCCATGCGGGAATACGCGCTAGCAATTTGATTGGCAGTTTGCTGTGGAAAGTAGTTTTGCCGATTAGCTTCTGAGAATCCTTGCATATAAATAACAGGTTAAACAACTTCGCCGCTTTCACGGATAAACGGTGTATCTTGCCCAAGCAAATCAAACATCTTCATCCAAAATGCCTGAAATGGTTTAAATAGCCAGCCATGCTTGTTCTGTCCGTAGTGCCATTTCATGTATGACACAAACGGATCAGCAAACAGCTTAGACACTGCAAACTTAAACAATTTAGACTTGCGCATCAAGGGAACAAATACTTCAGCCAATTTATAATACCCGCGTCTATTGTGTGGAGTGACATTCTCGTCTCTGTAGCGTCGAACAACCTCATCCATCACGCCGTTGCCGTACCGAGCTTCAAGCATAATGAAACAGCAAAGCCCTCCCGATTTCTGTGGCGCAGGTTGTGATGCCTTTCCTTGAAGGTAAGAAGCTGCAAAGTTTGCATTGTTACTGTACATGCTCATATTGTTTTCATATGGCAGCATGTTTAATCCAGTAATAACCGGGTTGGTTGGATTAGCAATGTTAAGCCCAGCTTGAGAGTATTGATTCTGCGCTTGGTTTGCGGATGTCCCATAAGCCGCTTGAGTTGGAGGCACATTGAAGTATGCAGACAGTACTGGCGAAAGTGCTTGCTGTTGCGTCCCAAATACGCTTGCGGCAATCTGGGCTTGATTAGCTTGCAGCGTGTTTGCTGCCTGCAATCTGCTGGCCTCCGCATCGCCCCTAGCAAGAGCTTGATTGAACTGCTGACCCTGAACTGCTGCCTGCTGCTGCTCTCTAGTTGTAGCCTGGCCAAATTGCTGTGCTTGCGTACTTAATCCAAGCTGCTCTTTGCCTAATGCCTGCTGATATTGCTGACCCTGAACTGCGGCCTGTTGCTGCTCTTTAGTTGCCGCTTGCCCAAACTGCTGCGCCTGAGTTGACAACCCAAGCTGCTCTTGCCCCAGTGCCTGCTGATACTGCTGTGCCTGAAGGCCAAGGCCAAACTGTTGTAATCCGAGCCGCTGCTGGTACTCTTGAGCTTGAGCAGTTCTTTGCAGGTCTTCCTGAGCCATACCTTGCCCAAACATCTGAGCTTGCGCTCCAAGACCGTACTGCTCGGATCCCACCTGTCTAGCGTATGTCTGCGCCAATGCTGGCTGATACAAGCTAGAAATAGTTCCCATAGCCTGCTGGGCAGCAGCCTGCCGCTCGCGATATCTTCGCTCTGAAAGCTCTTCGCGACCTAGCACCTCTGCCGTAATAGCCTGTGGCCCAAGTGCCATTCCTCTGTCAGCGTAAGCCTGGCGAGCAGCCTGAGTTGCCATTCGCTCTTGCTCTGGAGTTAGCGATCTTCCAAGGGATAGGTCTAGGTTAATCTGTTCTCCAAGACGCCGCGCTCCCTCTTCAACTCCGGGCATTACGCCCATGTATTGAGATACAAGATTTTGATCAATATTGCCAAGAGCAGATTGCAGCTCAGGGCCAGCAACGCTTGAAGTGTATTCGCCGGGCCTGTACGCCTGCATCCCGCCAAGGGACATGTCTGCGGTTGGACCTGCAACTTGAGACAAGTATTGACCAGAAACTGGACCTTGTACTTGACCTAACTCTTGCCCATATGTTGGGCCTTCAACTTGACCAATGTACTGTCCCGCCGTTGGCCCCTGTACTTTTCCTAATTCTTGCCCGTAAGTTGGCCCAGCAACTTGTTCTTCAAATGCTGTAAGTTCTGGAGCTTGATTTGCCCTTGCGGCCATCTGTGCGCCAAGAGATCCAAGAGATCCAAGGGTATCTTCTGCCCCAGGCATTTGCCCTAGAATTTGCTCTTTATACTGAGGCATTAACTCCTCAAACTGACCGAGCTTTCCACGTTGAACAGCTTGGTTGAACAGCGTATCTGTGCGAGCGGCTAACTCAGCAGTAGACATGCCTTCAAACTGCGCGTCGTAAGCGGATAGCTTTTGCTGCTCTTCAGCAGTCAGGTCTGGCTTGTTGCGAAGTGCGCTAATTTCAGGCGTGTCTGTAGCAGCCTGAATGTTCTTGAGCATCTGTTCGCGTTGAGCTTGCCCGGTAACTTCAGCCAGCATTGGAGCATACTGAAGCTCAAGATTTGCCGCCTCTCCCAAGACGGCCTTCATTGCATCTACGTTTTCCTGTAGAACGGCTTTGGTATCTGGAGGCTGCTGTGACTTAGCGTAGATTGCCAGCTTCCCAATAGTGTCAGCGTCTTTTTCTTTTGGGGACTTCCCTAAAGCTGCATACGCCGTTTTGCTTCCAGTTGCATATTTAGCTTCTAAACCTTTAAGTAACGCAGCAGCTTCGTTTCTGGCCGTCTTTGAGTAAGTTCCAGAATCGGCAATAATGGCATTAAGCCTATTCTTTTTGTTGATGTACGAATTGTTCCAATCCGTTAAAAATGCGCCATCTCTTGCGTCTTCAGAGCTTAATGTATCTAGTCTTAACTGACTAAATTCTTCTTTGAGCTTACGGCTAGATTCATCTGCGTTAAGTGCAGCTTGTCTGTCGGTATATTCTTTTTTAGTAACAAATCGAGTGCCGTCGTAAATATATCTACCGTCATACGATGATTCGCCCTCTTTGGGATTATAATAAGCCATATGCCGTGTCAGTTAAAACTAAGAAGTAAACGTAATCGTTCCAGAATTAATAAATGTGTGGACAGTAAACGCGCCACTAGGTGCCGTTGTGTTGCCAGTGCCAGTGATTGTAGCCCGAGATGGAGATGCGTACCAGATCTTTACCACACCAGAGCCGCCATTTCCTCCAAGAGTGAAAAATCCTCCGCCTCCTCCTCCTCCACCAAGATTTACGGTTCCATTTACTCCACTGAAACTACCATATCCACCTCCTCCTCCGCCCCCTGTTCCGCCAGCAGCGCGGCCACTCACGGTTGTATTTCTCCCTCCTCCTCCTCCTCCTGAGTAAACTACAGAAGCTCCAGCAACAGTGGCGGATCTTCCAGCTCCTCCAGTTCCACCTACGGTAGATGTGGCATTTCCTCCAACAGCCCCAGCTCCGCCACCGCCGCCGCCTAAAAAGTTAGGGCTAGCATAAAATCCAATGCCACCATTGTAGCCTTGAATTGAAGCTAAAAATGGAACATTTCCAATCCCAGCACTTCCAGCAATGCCAGCGTCTGACACTCCTCCACCACCGCCACACCCACCGTTTGAGCCATTTGCCCCCGCTTGCGGTCGATTAGATGTGCCCCCACCACCTCCGCCAGAAGATGAATATCCGTTAACCTCAGAATCTGTTCCATTTTCTCCTTGCGCTGGGCCTCCGCTTCCAGCTCCCCCAGATCCAACAGTCACAGGATATGGAAATCCAATGTCAAATTGAACTCCAGTTTGCGAGACAAGTCCACCTCCACCTCCGCCACCATCGCCGTAAAATCCTCCGCCTCCGCCTCCACCTGCTACAAGTAAAATGTTAACAGCTCCACTTAACGAGGAGGATGTAGAGAGAAAGTTTAAGGTTTTAGAAAACATTACTAGACGTAATTTTTAGACACATTTCCGTACCACTTTGTGCCGTCAGACACAAAAGAGAATATGTCAGTCCTAGAAAGAGTTTGAGTTATAACTGGAGCAACTCCAGATGGCCAAGAAACACTTGTAAATGTAGCTGAGGGAGCTGGTCCGCCAGCAGAAGGCTGCTTGAGGTACAGTGTAAATGATTTGCCAGCAGCCACAGTTGGCATGGTGAACGTACAGGAAGTGGCAGACGTTAATGTTGCGACAATCACGGTCGAGCTGCTGATGTCTAGCGTTTGCGCTGATCCAGCAGCAGCTATTGTTTGCACCCCTTCAGTGTACCCATTGATTGTTGGGTCTTGCTGAAAGACGGCTAACCCAGTTCCAGTCTTACTAGCACCAAGTGCATCCCTTAAGGTTGTGCTAGATGGCGTCTGTAAAAAGTTAGGCACATTAGCACCTAATCCGCTAATCTTGGTTACACTTAAAGTGGTAATTTGACTATCGGCAATCCCAACTCCAACTTGTGCAGCAGCAATTCCAGTAATTTGACCCGCTGTAATTCCAGAGCTAATTTGATTGGCAGACAAGCCAACAACTTGAGCCGATGTAATTCCTGACAAGATTTGATTTGCCCCAATCAAAACAGGCTGGCTACTTGCCCCAGTAACAACTCCATTTGCATTTACAGCCACTACAGGCACCGAGGCTGCGCTCCCGTAAGTCCCGGCAGTCACACCGGAAGCCTGCAAGTTTACGCCTATTTGACCGTTGCTAGTAATTGGACTATTTGTGACAGCAAGTGTGGTTGAAGCTACTCCAACTGAAGTAACCGTGCCACCTGCGGCTCCAGAAATGCCAACATTAGTTACTGAGGTGATCCGGCCAAGAGCATCAACCGTAATTTGCGGGATTAAAGCATTGCTGCCGTAAGTACCACCAGAAGCACCAGAAGCTGGCAGAGCAGTAGAAGCAATGCTGGATACCTGTGCAGACGTAATTCCTGGGCCAATCTGAGATGCTGACAGGCCAGTAATCTGTGCAGACGTTAATCCGGGCAGTACATTTGCCGCGCTTACAGTGCCGCCTCCTGCTGCTGGCGTATACCCAAGAGCTGCGGTTACGTTTGCGGCAGACAGCGACGTAAGGTTTGCGCTGGTTATCTCGGATCGGATGGTGGCAGAAGACTTGTTTTCTACGTTGCTAAGGCCAATATTAGTGCGAGCTGCTGTTGTGTCTGTAAGATCAGACAAGTTGTTGGCCTTAACAAGCAAACTTGACGTGTTAATGCCACCAAGTGCCTGCAATACGGTTGCCTTCCTAAGAAGCCCGCTAGACAGAACAGAAATCTGAAGCAAGCTAGGATCGACATTAGCACCAAGGTCAACTTGATCTGATATAGAACCCGGCAACAGCGTCGCATTGTCCACATGCGCGTTTAGGTTTGTTACAGAAACCGTTGAATTGGTCGTTGAATAAGTTGTACCTTTGTTGATCTGAGCCATAATTACTCCTGACTAACCATTGGCCGATTCGCGCCAATGCCATAAATTGTTACACCTTTTAACGCAGGTCTGCCAGAAGAAAATTGTATTGTGAAGTCAATCCCCGATCCACGCATCGCTACACGAGGCCGCAATGTGCCGTCTGAGTTGCCGGAAAACTGATACCCAAGGATTTCTTGAGTAGCGTCTGGATCATGCGCGCTAGCAAAGATAGCAACTGCGTCCTGCTGCACGTTGTTGAATTGAAACTCTCCACGGCTAAATCTCTTTTCAGACAGCGATTCCATCGTAAACTCGCGAGTGCGTACAAATGAGTTAATCGGAATAAGCTGACTCCCCACGTTTAGGTCTACTGGTAATGCAAACGGCAGCGTCACGCCTGCGGAAGCGTTGGTGTAGAAGTCTCCATCTTCAAGCTCTTCAGTCAAAAAAACGCCGCCAAACTGCAATGCGCCAGTAAAGTTGGTGAGGATAAATAGCCTCTTTTGAAACTGGTACGAAGCAACAACAAGGTTGTCTGCGTTAAGGCCTGCTGGATAAACATCTATGCTTTCCCAGTTTTTGTTTAGGTTATTGTAAATTATAACTCTATTATTTCTTGCTGTCGGATTAGCAAGATCATCAATTGGAAGTGCTATAAAAAACCTATTGTCGTAGTACGTTGCAACTGAGTTGCTGACAATTGAGTAATCTAAACCTTCAAAAAAGTCAGAAATTGGCTCAGACAATGGCATTGTGTTGCCGATGACTTTAAGGTCTAACTGCGGAGTAAGCAGGTAAATTCCCTTGCTCGAAAGGAACATAACGTACTGACCAGCATTTACGATTGTCCTTCTAGCCAAGCAACCCAGCTCTGTGGTAATTACCGTTACTTCACTTGTGTCATCGGCTGTAATGTCAAATCTTGGATCAAGAAACGCCATGTATATGGAGTTTCGCATAAACACCAAAAACTTGTTTTCAATCCATGGCAGGCATCCAACAATAATATCATTGCCGCCTTGATTTATTGTAAAAGCATTAAAACGAACATCTGTCTGAAACTTAAGAATATCACTTACAACCAATGCATGATTTGTGTACTTTGAAACCACTCTATTCTGGTAGTAAAACCCAAACTCAGCAGGCGGAAGCGAATTTGTAATTTGAGTCAACTCAGTGCCGCTACTTGGATCAAGATACCTTTGGTCTGCTGCGGTAAACTGAGTTGTCGCAGAGTCCCAGATTAACGGCGGTTTTCCGCGAGTAGTCGTAGTTGGTCCGTGATTGGTGTGCGCCTGAAACGTGCTGCCAGTTGTGTTCGTCCACTGAAAAGTAAACGCGGTAGAAGATATAACGGTAATAACGTAATTACCATCAACAGCCGACTGTGATGCAAATATGTTATTTCTTACAGTTACTTCATCTCCAGTTACATATCCATTTGAAACAGAAGTGGTTACTGTAATTGTTCCGGTGCTTGTATTGGCGATGCTAGAATTTGAAATTGTTGCAGAATAACTTAAGTCATCATATTGCCCTCGAAAGATGATAATCTTGTCTAAAGCCTGTATAGGCTCCACAATTATGCTGGCGGACACAAATCGTCCTGTGGGATAAGTGTATGGGCCAAGAGTTGCCTCTGGGTAGCCGATCTGTGCAGGCCGATATAGGTACATCCTATCGGAAAAAACCAGCACTATGTTGTCACGGCCAAGTGAGTCAATCCACACTCCAGACCCGACCATTGTCAGGTTGTTAAGAGTGGCGTCTGTAAGCCTCTGACAGCCCTTTCTAGGCTGTGCAATGCCTCGCTGTAGCCTTACGTTCTGAGCAGCCTGAAGGATGCCTGGAGGCAAATTAGCAGGATCAAGCCTACTAGCAAAGCCAGTGTAGCTGTTGTCTGATTCAGCTTGTGGCTGTGAAGGCATTAAGAGATGAGCTTACTGAGCTTGTCTACAACTCGCTGAAGGTCGTCACGCAACTCAATCATGCGCTCATTGTGCATGTCTTCTCCACCCTCTTCTTCTGAGTACTCTCCTTCTTCCATGTCTTCTTCTTCGCCGTACCCGCACTCAGAACAGCAGCCGTCAGACTCAAGTGGAGACTCGCATTCAGGGCAGGACTTTCCTCTCTTTCCGCCCATGGGGCTTCCAAGAATCATCAGTAAGGTTTTAGCGTCGGTCTTAGGCATATAGTTAGGCGATTAAAGATTGTCCTTTTTCCCTGCGAACACACAGATCAGCAAGAGCGTAAAGAGTATTGTACTCAAAATGAGGCGCATCGTAAATAGACTTAAAGTTCCCACCCCACCGCAACTTGTGTTTTGCTGCGAGTGTTGAAGCGTGCTTGTGCATCATGTCTGCAATTTTCTTGTCAGCAGGAGTGCTGTCATCCATGTACACCTTACCTTTAAACACGCCGCAATCGATAGCTAACCCAAAGTTGTGCATGCTTGAGCCAGGCTTGGCATTGGTGACTTTTGGCCCAGGTGCAGTGCGCCCCTTGGCGTATAGCGCCTCCTGTTGCTCCCAAGAACGAGTGCCACAGATAATCTTGTAGTCTAACCCTTCCTTGGCTACCAGCTCCTTGGCCTCAATCAAAAAGTCAGCAAAAGCATCTCGTACTTCAGGAAGTAGCGAGTCCAAGTGTTTAGCTGACCGTTCGTCAATCATCGCTTTTCGCTGCGAATCACGTCGATGGTTCCAAGGATTGTCAATGCTGCTGCGCCTACAGCGTCAACGTGGCCAGTCTTCACTCCAAATCCGGCCAGAACCCACTTAAGAAGCCCGAGCCAAGTCGATGGTTGTTTGAGGTAGTCTTTCATAATTCAGTCGTGTAGTTGAGCAATTCGCTCCCAAAGTTTAAGCCGATCATTTTCGCATTCAGAAATCTTAACTTCCAGCTTATTAAGTTTACTGTGAAGGTAATAAAGTGCAAGTGCTAGTAGGGATACTGTAAGACCTTGCTCCAGAATGTGGGTAAGAACCTTGGCAATAAACTCGTCCATGTTACTTCTTTTTAGCTGTTTTGGCCGATTGTTTAAACGCTTTTGCCGTTGGGGCACCCTTAGTTCCCGGCTTACGCATCTTCTCCTTGCTGCCAGCAGCGATACGCTCGCGTTTGGCGTGGATGTTTGAGTAGAGTCCCTTCTTCATAGATTAGCACTTCCAGCGTTTAAGACTTGCCTTGGCTCGTTCTGCCGGGCCTTTGGCGTTACGCACTACGCCTGCCATTCTAGCGCAGAAGCTCTTCTTGCGTCCAGCGTCAGCCTTTGTCTTTGGATTAGGTGCAGGAGCCTTTAGATTGCTGCCTGTGGCCCTGTTGTACTTGGCTCGACCCTTGGCTGTAAGTCCTGCGCCTTTAGAAACAGGCAACTTCTCGCCTCGCCCAACGGATAGGGAAGTGGATTTCTTTGGCATGTTAAAAGTAGGTTGTAACCACTACAATACCGCCTGCACCATTGCCTCCATTTCCTCCATTGCCACTTCCTTGAGTTGCACCGCCTCCACCGCCTCCTGTGCCATATCCAGATCCATTAGCTCCATTTCCACCACTTCCAGAAGCAAATATAGATGCTCCACCACCTCCGCCTCCTCCTCCATTCATAATAAGACTTGCAGGAGAACGAGTTGATGCAGGAGTTGCGTTGCCTCCGTTTGCTACAGAACTGCCACCAGCACCCGCAGAAAACACATTGATAAATGGATTTGTTGCTCCATTACCTCCATTAAATGCCTGAGTAGTAGAACATCCGCCTCCAGCTCCTCCTCCTGTAGGCGCGTTTGCTGAAGCATTTCCAGCTCCTCCTGTTCCTGTAATATTTGCAGCACCACCAGAGTTTGAGTTTGGTGCGCCTCCAGATCCAGTTGCCGGAGCTGTTGTCCCACCAGCGCCACCAGCAGTTTGTCCACTTTGTGCGCGAGCAAGGAATGCAGATGGAGAGCTTGATGGAGCAAACGAAGATGGTTGCCCAATAGTTGCTACTGCACCGCCAAATATCCCTCCTGTTCCTCCAGTCCCAACAGTGACTGTGTAATTAGATTCTGTAAGATCATTTGCTGCAAGAAGCGTCATTGAGTATCCACCTGCGCCTCCACCCCCACCGCCATATACAGCAGTTCCAGATGCGGCCTTTCCTCCTGCCCCACCTCCACCTCCGCCGGACACAAGCTCAATCACTACTTGTTTTGCATTGCCTGGCTTTGTCCACGTTGCAGTTCCCGGCGTGCTAAACATCTGAATGTCTGGAGATGGAGGAATTGCTACATTACTTGCAGCAGTCAACCTTCCGTAAGCGTCTACCGTGAAAGCAGCAATCTGCGCAGAAGATCCATAAGACAACGCAGACACGCCAGTCGTAGTAAGCGACAAGATTCTGTCTGTTGTAAGAGCGCCTCCACCAGTCAACCCATTTTCTGTTGATATAGTAATGGCAGTCGAAACCGCGCCAATGGAAGCCGGGGTAATTGCAGCAATCTGTGCCGAAGCTAAAGATTGAACTTGTGCGCTGTTGGTAAATCCAGAAATCTGATCAGTTGTTGCAAACGCAGACAATTGCGAGGTAAATGCTATACCTTGAATGTCCGTGGTAGTTGCGTAACCAGAAAGCTGTGCGCTAGAAAATGCTCCAGCAGCACTTGTTTGAATGGAGCCGTCACCAAACTTAATACCGCCGGAATCTACAGCAAGGGCAGTCACTGCATCTGGAGTTGCTCCAATCCCCACTCGGCCAGAAGCAGAAATAACAAATGCAGTTGCGTCTGGGCTAGTGTCATCTTCAACGCGAAACGCCTCACCTGCGCCAGTCTGTAAGATTGAAACAGCGGCAGAAGTAGAAGCAGCCGTAAACGTAGCAGCGCGACCTGTGCCGTTATTGCTAACTGTAAGCGCGTTTACTGCTCCACCCACGCCAATGGTTTGCGTCTGGTTAAAAGTGTTTGCTTGATTTAGCCCAGCAACTCCAACATTCACTCCAGTGCTTGGAGAAAATGTAAGTTTGCTCTGATTACTAACCCACACATCCCCAGCCACAATAGTTGATGGAGAAGCCGCGCCAATAAATCCTCCAATGTTGGCTTTAGCCTGAGCCGTGGTTGCCGCCATGATAAGGCGACCGTCCATCGTAGACCCAGCCTTCAGCACATAAGCAGACAACTGGGCCGTGTCTAAAGCTGGCACTTGAGCTGAAGTGATCCCGCCCAATGCAGCAAGTGCGCTAGGTGCGTCTGTGGCTCCAGTTCCACCATTGCCAATTCCGATGATTGCACTTGTAGCAAAAGCTCCAATGCTTGCTGGCGTGATAGCCGCAACCTGAGCGGAGGCAATTGCGCTTACTTGTGCCGTGTTGGTAAACCCGCTAATTTGTTCAGTTGTGGCAAACCCAGACAACTGTGAAGTAAACGCAATGCCTACAATCTGCTGAGTAGTGGCAAATCCAGATGCCGCATCGGTTGAAAGCGCACCAATAGTGGCAGGCGTAATGGCTGCAATCTGATCTGACGTCAGTGCTTGAACCTGTGCGCTGTTAAGGCCACCAATCTGGTCGGTGGTAGCAAGCCCAGCAATCACCAACGACTTGGAGGCTGTTTTGGTTATCCCTCCTTGATTGAGGACAAAGATGTCAGCGGTGCCAACTGCGGTTGCTGATGGAAGTGCAGAGATTTTTACGTCAGGCATACGATTAACTAATTAAAACCCAAGAAAAAGAAGACTCATCCCAATTGTACCTATTGCCGTCAGACGGATATGCCACAGGAGCTTCCCAGATGCAAGTCTCTTCATTTAAAACCCATGAAGGAAATGGTTGTTGAGCGTAAAAAGCATCGCGCACCTCATCGTACACAAAGCCAATCCCAGCGTAGTTCTTCCGCAACGGACGCCCTTCTGGATGTTGTCCAGCGTGCGTGTTGTAGCTTGTTTGAACCCATGTTCCAGGCAAAACGCCAGAGTCAATAAAGTCCTGTTCAGCAACAATTACTCGTTGAACGATTCCGTCTTTAATTTCAGCAAAGTGAGCCATTTTAATTAATTACAAATGTTCCTGAAGTTGTAAATGTGTGGTAAACAAAACCGCCGCTTTGAGTAATTGTTCCGCCTCTAGCTAAAATTGTAGGACTAGTGTATCGAATAATTACAATTCCAGATCCGCCGGATATTGGAGTTTGAAATGCAAGGTCGTTTCCGCCGCCACCTCCAGTGTTAATGCTACCACTTTGAGCAACTGTAAACGAACCTCCTGAACTTCTAAAGTCACTTGCTCCATCGCCGCCGCCGCCTGTCCCTCCTAATCCCTTAGTAAAGTTTACTCCATCATACCAATATCCTCCCCCACCGCCTGCTCTAACAACATTATCGGTTGCAGCGCATGCTAGCCCTGCACCTCCACCACCTCCACCTGTTCCGTTTGCAAAAATTCCAGCAGATCCAGCTCCGCCCCCGCCGCCGCTATGTACGTTAGTTGAAGCTCCAGCACCGTTGTTGCCTTGCCCAGCAGTTCCAAGTCCGCCAGTTGTTCCGTTGGCTCCTCCACCAGATCCGCCATTCTGAACACTTCCTCCTCCACCTAACGCAACAACATTTAAGCCGTAGCCATTATATAGAGTAGTTTTAGATCCATTTTGGCCTACAAGGTTACGAGAAATTGCAGCTCCTCCGGCTCCTACAACTACAGTTGCTAATCTATCTATTACAACAGATGTTGCTTCCAGCAAACCGCCAGCTCCGCCAGCACCATAACCAAAGGCTTGTCCAATTTGTCCACTTCCGCCTGCGCCACCTCCGCCAATTACAGTGTAATTTACAGTTAAACTTCCAGATCCAATTCTGAAGTTTCTAAACGGCCTAGATGAAACGGCTGAAAATGTACTTAAAAGTGCCATATTACGCAAAGCTCGATAAACTACCAAGCACGCTAAACACGTTATCTGCTGTTTTTACAATAGTAAAAGACCAAGCATCTATTGAGTTTGATGAGGCAACTGGCAGTGCTGCATTTAGCCATCTAAGCGTTCTGTTTGCCGTTGATCCATCAATCGTAAAGCTGGTATTTCCTATTAGTCCAAACCCGGTTGTTCCTGTAGTATTCAAGAACACTATCGTCACTGACTGCCCTACAGCCAAAAATGAGTTTAGTGTAGTAGTTGAATTCCCGCGTACATTTAAAGGAAATGCCGCTGTTGCATTTAGCGTATAATACAACACGCCTTGAGTTGATGCATCGAACTGAATTGTGGTTGCGCTTGCAGCCGTTGCACTTGTGGTAATTGTTTCTTTAAGCGCAGACACTACAGTTACACCTCCACCGCCAGAAGCAGCAACATTTGAAACTGCTGTAATTCTACCTTTTGCGTCAACGGTAAGTGCGGCAATTTGAGTAGAGCTTCCGTATGATCCGGCAGTTGCGCCGGAGGCTGGCAAAGCAGCGGATGAAATTGACGAAAGTTGCGCGGATGTTAATCCTGCTCCAACCTGTGCAGCAGACAAGCCAGTAATCTGCGCTGATGTAATTCCAGCTCCAATTTGCGAAGCAGATAATCCAGTTACTTGAGCAGAAGTAATCCCAGTACCAACACGAGCAGATGCTAGAGTGCCTGTCGTAATGTTTGAGGCATTTGTTGTGTCAGTTGTTGCTGACGCTGCTAAACCACTTATTTTTGAAGTTGGAAGCGTATTGATTTGATCTGAAGTAATCCCGGCTCCTACTTGAGCGGCAGACAAACCTGTTATTTGCGCGGATGTTAGCCCTGCTAGAACTTGGCTTGCAGCAATAGACAAAACTTGTTCTGTCGCGCCAGTTAAAACGCCGTTTGAATTTACAGCAAATACTCCAACAGACCCTGCTGATCCATACGTTCCTGCGACTACTCCACTTGGAGAAAGCCCCGCAATTGTTGCGGTTTCCAAGTTGGTTACTCGCCCATAAGCATCTACCGTTATAACCGCTGACTGTGCGCTAGATCCTGCTGTAATTGCAGCAACGCCAGTAGTTGCAAGGTCAATTTGAAGCGCCCCAGAAAAGATTATCGGGCTGTTCGAAATAGCCAACGTGCTGGATGTGGCTCCTACAGAAGTCACAGTTCCGCCAGCGGTACTAGACACGCCTACGCTTGTTGCGCCTGTGATGCGGCCAAAAGCATCTACGCTAATGATTGGAATTGTAGAGTTGCTGCCGTAAACATCCGATATAACACCAGAAGTCTGAAGCGCAATCGTGCGGCTTGTGTCAATTGTTCCGCCGCCAGTTAGCCCACTGCCAGAGTTAATGCTGATTGCATTAAGTTGAGCTGTAGTCAACGCTCTAACCTGTGCGCTGTTTTGAAGCGCAGCCAACTGCGCAGTGTTAGCAATGCCAGAAATTTGAGTGGTCGTAGCAAAACCAGAAGCTGCGCTAGTTGCTATTGCTCCAATGCTATCCGGTGTAATTGCAGCGATTTGTGTGGATGCTAACGCCAAAACTTGTGCGCTATTCTGAAAAGCAGCAGACGTGGTCAACAATGTGTACGCAGACAACTGCGCAGTCACAAGAGCGGGCACATTTGCAGACGTAACACCACCGAGATTGGACAGCGCGGCAACGGCTGTAGTTGCCCCGGTTCCTCCTCCTAAAATAGCCAGTGGAGAAGCAGAGGTTAGAGCAGGCTGTGCGTTAAGTGCCGCTAAAGCAGCCGTCGCGCTGCTTGATCCAGTGCCGCCACTAGCCACAGGCACAACAGGCAACCGAGCAGTACCTAGCGTTCCACTAGTAAGCTCTGCTGCATTGAGTGTCTTTACCTGCGATACATCGCATTTTTTAGTAGTCCCACTCTGAACAAGAACAAGCGTATCGGTGAGCGCAACCGTTGACGCTGAAGTTAAATCTGTGATTCTAGGCATAATTAACTCGTGGTAATGCGATAACTAAACTCATTATTAAGGTAGTCCCCTGCTTCAGTCAATATCTGATATTCAGTAACAGGAGGAGTTGGCGGAACATACGCTTGCTTGCGAAACTTAAATGTCTCTTTGTCTCCTTTAATTCCAATCCGCGCAACAATCTTTGCGCCTGGAGCTGCTGGCGTACCGTTCTTCTTGATAAGAAATTTTCCAATCATACTTAGTATGTGTAGGCCATGTTCATTTTCTGAACTTGTCCTTGCTGGCGAATCAAGACATCAATCTGCTGTTGAACTGCCATCTCGGCAATCTGATCAAAGACAACAGCCTCATCAGTTCTTCCTTCTGACTTCAGGAAGTCTGAGCTAACTCCGTTTACCAAAAAATCTTTAAATCTGTACGGAATTGCAACAACTTCCCAATATTGGTTAGGTGGATCTGCTGGAGCAACTGAACTTGAAGCTACCACAGAGTTCCAGAAATTGGCCTTAGTCCCGCGTCCTGCATTTGTTGGCTCGTATGCTGAAGACAACTGAAGCGTGTCGTAATACACTTGCGAGCCAACCGCGTATGCAGTGGCGTTTTCAAACTGGTTGCCAGTCAACCTTGGAGCATCGAGCCTATACTGTATGTGCTTTTCTCCGTTCTGCAAAAAGCGAAGGTAGGTAACATCTACAGTCTTTGTGGTGGCCGGAATATCATCTATATCCTCCACTGTAAAATCTACAGGCACAACTCGTGTCGTTAATCGCGGATCCCGCTGCCATGCTGCAAGTCCCTGTAAAGATCCAGTTGGCATTTGAACAAGCCGCTGTGGATTCTTGTCAAACAACACAGTAGTTGTCAGATTTCCGTTAGGGCCTTGATAGGTCGGAAAAGTAATAGACGACTCGTAAGGCAAGTTGATCGTAATATCCGAGATGTACGCACCGTTTGAGTCCGTGGCTGACGTATAAGTGAACGTGTACTTTCTATCAGAAAGACTTACAAGCTCGCTATTGTAACTGTAATAAAACGGATTCTCAAACGCCACTTCCGTTTGCGTGATAGTTCCAAGCCTGTAGGCATCTTCAAAGAAATCAGCCAAGTAAACCCTTGGAAAGTTGGAATCCAAAGTCAACTTTAGTCCGATTGTATTTTCTTCAAATTGCTGGAAAAGAGGCAGCAGATCTTGAGTTGTTAAATCCAGCAAAGACTCTGTCTGCAAAACAGGCGGATTGACAAATGCAGCGGCACTAACTGGGTTGCCCGTGAATGTCTTAATGAACCTGTTGATGTCAGGCCATTCTTCGCGATCCCATATTGTTCCTATTCTACGGGACGTAAAGTCACGAATAGAAGCAAAACTCTTGTCATTTAGCGTCGATCTGTCCAACCCAATGAGTTGGCAAACTTCAGACAAGATGTCGCTAAATGGAACAGCTTTCATGCGTAAACAGTGCGGGATCTTACGTTAGTGGATGGAACCCAACCTACACTAATTTCTTTTGTACCGCCAGAGTTAACTTTGCACTGAGGATTATCTCTCCAAAATTCAGCAAGAAACTTTTCGTCATCCCAACATTGATACCCGAGCTTATGCCCCCAGAAGTGGTACGCTTGTCCGGGAATGCTGCCAACTTTTTGCCCAATCCCGTCAATCGACTTGTGGCGCATCTTTGTAAACTTGGCAGAGTTCTTGGAGTCAATCTCAGCTTGAATACGGTTCATCTGCCAGCCGCGCCGAAACTCGGCTTCCATTGCGGGAATTAAGCTAGGGTCAATATCAATCATAAAATTGTCTCTGTCTCTCCAGAGTGTCACGCCTAGCGGGCTTCCGGCGTTCGATCCGTCCTAGTATACTGCGGGAACGGGCACACAGTCAGCAATCAAGCCTACGAGCTGAAGTCAAACTTGCCAAGACCCAATGGGTTCCCGACAACAAGACCGCAGACGGCTTCTACGACGCGAGCAGGACCGCCACCGAAGTCAGGCAGCGACTGGACAGCGGCGACGTTTCCGCCGTAACGAACTTCGATCAAGTCCATGTTCAGGACAAGACCTTTGTACGGGGTAACCGTCCATGCGCCACCAGCAATAGTCCCGAGAAACACCGTGGGGTGCAATTTTACAGTGCCAAAGTCACCTTGAAACACATCGACCGACTGAACATACGTTTCAGCCGCAGCGTCGCGTTGGAAGGTCTGCACTTTGGTTGCGCCAGCGCCAAGAACTCCAGCAGTGGAAGTCGTGGTCAACTGAGTTGTCCCAAGCAGGCTGGTGAATGCACGCTTCAGATCGGTGCCAACAATGGCGTCGAACGAGCGGTACTGGCCAGTCTGATCGTAGATGCTCTTAAGCATTCCCTGCACAGCAACGTCGGTCAATGCGCTGGATGCACCAGTCAAGATCGAGGTTGAAGGAGTGCGAAACTGTGAAGGAACATCGCCGGGAGTAGGGGTGCCCGTACCAGCGGTGCTAATCCATGTCTGAATCCCTGCCGTGAGGTAAGGAACAGATCCGTTGTCCTGCTGTGCAGTCTGGTTCGAGCAGAGAGTCGTCTCAATCGAACGCTTGCACTGAAGGATGGACTTGCTGACGTTGTATGCCAACTCATCACGCACACCGGCCACCTGGGCGATGTCAGTGGAGAGCTTGGATACACGAACAGCAGGCATACGAAACACCTGAGCGTAGTTTGCTAGCTCGGCGCGGTAGCCCACATCCCAGTTGGTGTAGGTGCTGACGTCCGTGCCGTCAACAGTTCCACCCACTTGAGGAGCAGGATTGCTATCAGCCTGCCAGCGGAAAAACATATTTCCGGGCTTGCTGCCTTTACGAGCCATAGAAGTGAACGGCGTGTCTTTTGCATCGACAAGCGCAATCATGTCCATGAGGTCTTCGCGTTTACCGCGACCGCTAAGATTAGGTTCAGTTAGAAGTGCCATAATACTAAATAGGTTGAGTTAGGTTACTGAGTTAAATTGGGGCTTACACAAACCCCATTGCTTTTACTAGGTCACTCAATCCATCTCTGCTTGAAGTATCCTTAAGAAAGGACTTTTGTGCGCGAGAAGAGTCATCTTTATCAACTTTAGGAGGAGCTTTGACGCTTGGCTGTGCTGGTGCTCGCTTAATTGGTGCGACTTTGGCCTTTCCAGAATCTCGTTCTGCAAATACCTTTAGTCCTTCAATCAATGCAGCAACCAGATGCATGTGATCCGGGCGGCGTTTTACTTCAGGGAAATCACGCAATACTTGCTGTGCTACCCTGTATTCTTCGCTTTCCGGCTTACGCATCCAAGGATGTTTAGCTGTCAGCACTGGTTCAATTTGAGACTTTTGGTTCAAATATTGAAGCCTAGCTGGCAACTCAATTTCCTTTCTACGTCTAGCCAGTTTTCTCATGTCGCGAACCTGATGGTTGTCTAATTCAACCTGATTACCTTGCGGATCAGTAATTACACCGCCATCTGGATTATCTTCGCACCAATCCAACACATATAATGCTCGCTGATATTCAGCATTTACTTCCTGAACGGAACTAAGCGCCTCAATAGCGTCAGATACGGTTGGCGCACTGGTTTGCGGAACAGACTTTAATGCCTGCAGCTCGCGCTCCATTTGCGCTAATCTGGATTCTCTCTCTTCAAGTTGTGCCTGAGCGGCCTTTTTCGCAGCAACTAATTTGTTGATGCGCTTCTGTACGCCTCGGCTCAAAGAACTCTCTTCAGGCTCACCTTCTTCATCGGTGGACTGATCGGCTTCCGCTTCAGCTTCCACTTCCGAGTCCGTAATTGGCTCTTGAGTTTCTACTTCAGGTTCTGCCTGCTCCTCTTTGGCTGGAGCCGCCTCCTCCTCGTTTAGGAAATTGGATTTAACAAAATCAGCCAGGCTGTTTTCATCAAGTCTTCCGAGGTTATTTGCAACGGGTGTACTGTCTGCCTCCTGACTCCCGGCGTCAGGCTGTGAGTTTGTGTTATTCATGCTATAACGGTAGCAAGCCCTTTATTTAATCAATCCAGTAACGCTGGAAGGCCCGTTAGTGGCTTTATGCCAAATCTTCTTCAGGAGTCAAGCCATTTAATTCTCTTGCTTGTCTTCTTAATTCAATAAGTGCGCTTAAAACTAAATTAATCCCATCAGCTTGCCCTGCTGTATGTATTCTATCTTCTCCTTTGCAGTCTTTACTTATAGCAAGCATCCAATGCTGCTCTTGTAGCTGCTCAATAAGTTGGCAGATTTCTGACCAAATAATGTTTTTCCCTGAAAAGCCAAAAGCGTTCTTTTGATTATCCGTCATATTACTGTTGCGCCTGTTGAGCCACTGGAGTTACGCCAATCCGGCCAATCTGCGCGTTTTGCTGTTGCATAACAGACATCTGAAGGCTCTTAACATAATTCTCAAACAGCGCCTTAAAGTTTTGATCTTGTTGAAGAGCGGCTTGAGCCTTTGGATTAGCCTGCATAATCTGTTGTGCGTACTGCAACTTAGTCTGTGCCGTAGGATCGTTCTCTTGATACAGCGCCTCATTACCAAGCAGCATGTTGCCAATGTCAGACTGCACGTCTTTAAACATCTGCTTGCTTGCATCCTGCGGATTAAGGATCAAGTCTTTTGCTACCTCTGGAGCAATAGCCTGAATCATCATCTCGGTAAGCTTGTTTCTGTTTAACACTCCACCAGTATCGAGTTGAGCAACTTTAGTAAGGAAATCAATTTTCTGTGCAATGTAGTCCTTGTCTAAATCCATCACGTCAAACTTGACCGTAAGATCAAACTCGTTATGGATTTCAGACAGGCTTTGCGGCAACTGTCCACCAGTGATGCGTTGTATTTCAGCAGGCGACATGTACTGACAGCACAGGCTGAACATCTGCCTAAATATGGTCCGCCAAGTTAACAGCCAAGTGTTAACAATCATCTGCTGAGTAAGCTGCGTCTTACGCGGATCTGCCCCTGGATTGATTGTTCCAAAGTAAGACGCATGACTGGCTTCAACTCGATTAATCAAGTTAAACGCCACACCAGGCTCGCGGGCCGGTGGTTCCATGAACGAATAATCGCTCTGATTTACAACCGGCAAAGATACTCCGGGGCCAATTCGGTTGATGGCTCCAATTCGTTTAACAACTTTGATGGGAGGAAGAGTCGCGAAGGCAGTATAATCCCGGATGGAATCGTGCTGCGCTTTAACTTCATCTTGGTCCGTGTGAG